CCTCAGTCTCCTCAACTTTCAAGGTCATCCCGAAGCGAGCGAGGAACTCAGCGTGCTGAACAGGATCATACCGAAGCCCGAAGTGTTTAAAAATCCTCTCAGAGAAAATTTGATTATCACCATAGGAGATCAAATAATCCCTAGCTAAGTCTTTGAGCTCGGTAACCACCCCTGACTGCGTATACTCCGTTTCCCTACTAACCCTGTCGATCACGTGACCCGTCAATAGAATGTTGTTTGCTTCCGTGTTGACCAGCGAAGTATAGTAAGAGCCACTCGGCATGCACCCGAAGAGCTCCACCAAGTAACCGGACGGATGCTCGACGAGCTTGCGTAACAGCTGGCGGCGTGAGACGCGAAACATCGCCGCGCGCGCGGCGAGTGCCGATGCCGCAAAGTGGTCCTTCGACACGGCAGCCTCTAGCATCGACACGACGGGGGCAATTAACGCCTCAGGCATGTTCGCATCCCATTTCTCAATATCCGACATTACCATCGCCTCATCCTCTGGTGTACGACATTTGCCACCAAAGCACCGCTCGACGAGGTCGAGAAGGTTTGAGGCGCGTCCCCTGCCCGGGCCAAAGCCAGGGCCGTGCGTCGGGTCGGTCGACTGAAGGAAGTGAGAGAGATCACCATGCAGAAACACGGCGAGCGCATAGTTGATCGGAGAGGAATTGAATATGAACCGCGGTACGGGAGCAACTATCCTTCCATCCTTGTCACGTTTGGCCATCTTCGGCTCCTCTTTCCCAAAAGTTAAGGTCGGCTGAATGGTAGTGGAGACCCAGCTAGGCTCTTTTTTTCCCAATGGATACCAGCCTCCCAACCTCACCATACCTCATGAGTGAAGCCGACATCGTCTCAACCAACCGTGGCTCACGCCTATTGACAGCACCCAAAGAACGGAACTCACCTGGAGAGCCGGACTTGAGCTGGGGCAGGAGGTTGAGCGGTGTTGCGTCAGACAGCGGGCGGGCCTTCACATTGAGCCCGAGGTCCTTCCACATTGACACGCGCATGCGCTGGGCTAGGGCAAGAGCGCGCGTGGTGACCTTGTCAACGCTCTCAACGCGCTCATGGACATAGTTAAGAAATCGTGGGTGGAGCGTCTCGGGGTCATGGGTGGTGTAGGCACCCAAGTCTATGGCCTCGACCATCCTCTTGTGGTAGTCCTTGTCACGCACGACTTTCGCGAGCCGCCTCACGGCCCCGAGTGCCGGGGCGGAGAGCGGCCGCTCATCCGTCGTTGGCCCGCCGCCGAAAGAGAACGGCTCAGGGATCTGGTACTCACACACGCGCATAGAGGGATTCTTTAAGCCGGATGCTTTCTCATGTGCGTCTCTGAGGCGAGCAGAGCTCCGCCAAAAGGCC